TATAATTAAAAATTATGTAAAATTAAGTAAAATAAACAATTAGTATGAAGAACATTTATGAAAAAAGGTAAAAACGTAAAATTAACGGGTTTTAGGAGTTGTAAGGTACAATTCGGTACTGTAGATTCCAAAGAGTTAAAAACAATTTACATTAATTTACAAACTTGGGTTGAACCCAAACTAGACACCGAAAACTGGAATCGTATTGTGTTAAATATGAATCGGTCATTTAAACATTCAGTATATAATAACATAGACAAAACAATATTTGACGAAAAATTTATTGTGGATTTAGATTTAAGAATGAGTGGTATCCAATTGAAAAAGAAATCCTTTTTAAATTTAGAAACAACATTATTCGTCAACGATCCTATTGATTTTAAATCACCAAAATTAAAAAAAATAATAAAAAAATTCGTTAAAGATATTTACGGTGACGTATTAACAGACAATGAATATTTCAAATGTTACTTAACCAAAAACGGAAATATTAAACCAACAAAAGTAAAAACCGAAATATCTTGATATTTATATAAAAATATTTTTAAGTTGTGTTAGAATTGGTTACACATATTTATGTGTTAAAAGACCCAAATAGTGGTGAAATTAGGTATGTTGGTAAATCTGATAAACCTAAAGAAAGACTTGTTGAACATATAAGAAAAAGTAAATACAAAAAAACATACAAAAATAATTGGATTCAAAACTTAATTAAAGAAGATAAAAAACCAATATTAGAAATTATTGATACCGTTCCGATGTGTGAATGGTCAGAAAAAGAAAAGTATTGGATAAAATATTATAGGGAAAATGGTTGTTCTTTAACAAACTTAACAGATGGTGGTGATGGTGGTAATTTTGGTGATGAAATAAACAAACTAATCTCACAAAAACTGAAAGGTGGGGTTTTTAGTGAAGAAACCATTAAACGAATGACTGAATCCGCAAGAAAAAGAAAACTAACCGATGAAGGTAAAAAATTATTATCAGAGAAAAGAAAGGGTGAAAAAAATTCTATGTTTGGTAGGAAACAATCAAAACATTGTATAGAAAGTAAATATAAACCAGTTGAACAATTTGATTTAAATGGTAATTTTATTAAAAGTTGGAAGTCACTAAAAGAAGTATCTGAATATTTATCAATAAACCGAAATTCAATTAGGATGTGTTCGAACAACCAAAGAAAAAGTGCCGGTGGATATAAATGGAAATTTAAATAAAAATGTATATAAACACAAAAAACGAACTAAATAAAAAATTAATTCTTGTAGAGTACGATGCCGGTTACATAAACCCAAAAAGTGAAAACAATAGATTTATAATGGAATCTACAAACACTTTGGATCACTCAAAACCTTTTGAGTTTTACGCTGTACTACAGAAATATAACACACCCAATAAAAATGGTCGTGTTTATCCAGAAAAATTATTGAAACGTGAGGCCGATAATTATAAAAAATTAATTGAGAAAGGTACTGCGTTATCAGAACTAAATCACCCAGAATCATCATTAATTGATCTTGATAGAGTTTCACATATGATTACCGATATTTGGTGGGATGGACCAATACTAATTGGAAAATTAAAGTTATTAACAAGTCCTGGTTTTCACGAGAAAGGGATTGTTTCAACAAAAGGTGATATGGCTGCAAATTATTTAAGACAAGGTGTTACATTAGGTATTTCATCTCGTGGTGTAGGATCCTTAAAAAAAGTTGGTGAACAAAATGAAGTTCAAGATGACTTTGAGTTAATCTGTTTTGACTTAGTGTCGTCACCGTCAACACCAGGTGCTTATTTATTCTTAAATAAAGACGATCGTCATAAGTTTGATGAAAGTTTAGATGAAGAAAATAAAATGAGAGATGTTCGTTTATCTGGAATGGAATCAAGTAGTTTAGATAAAACAAAAAATTTAATGAACAGATTGACCTCATTCCTTGATAAATAAAAATAATTAATTTATTATTATAAAAAAATAATTAATTATGGAACAAGGAGAAAAATATTTTGTGGCGAAAATCGCGTCTGATTCTGTTGATAACGAATCTGGTAGAACAAAGAAAATTAAAGAAGAAAAATTGGTCTTGGCGTATTCACCAACCGATGTTGAAGCTAAAATTACAAAAATCTATGAGACATACTCATTTGATTGGCGAATTACCGCGATAACAGAAAGTAAAATTGATGAGGTTATTGAATAACAACCAATAAAACAATTTTTAAAAAGACGGGTTAATTCTCGTCTTTTTTTTTTGTAAAAAAATAAATTATTTAATAAAAAAGGAGGGTATTTTATAATATTCTCCTTTTTTTATGTGTAAAAATGATTTTTTTCAAAACATAACATATTTATAAACAAATATAAAACGATAAATGAATAGAAAATCGACAGTAGAAGATGCTTTAATCCAAATTAAAAATGTGGAAGAAGCAATCAATAAAAACGCAGAAGGAATACTTGCTTCAACAATGAGGAAAGAAATCAGTTCATTAGTAAAAGAATCTCTTAAAGAACAAGACGAGATTGAAGAACCAGAAACACTTGATGTTGATGATGAAGAAACAGTGATTGATGACACTGAAATGGATGACGAAGACATGGAAGATATTGACATGGATGGTGAAGAAATGGATGACACTGAAATGGATGACGAAGACATGGAAGATATTGACATGGATGGTGAAGAAATGGATGATACTGAAATGATTGATCTTGATGACATGGGTGTTGATGAATTTTCTATGGATGATGAAACAATCGATATGACTGGTGCATCGGACGCAGAAGTTCTAAAAGTATTTAAAGCTATGAGTGATAGTGATGGTATTGTTGTTACAAAAAACGATAATATAATATCACTAAATGATGGTGACAATGAATACATGATTAAAATAAACGAAGAAGAAGAAGTAACAGATATGTTAGAATATGACGAATTAGAAGAAATGTTCAATAATGATGAACTTTCTGAAATGGAAGATGAAGACTTCTTGAGTGGTGCCGATAAAAATTGGGACAAGGATTTTGATTTTTCAAAATTTAACGACGAAGATGAAGAAGAAATGGATTTTGATTTTTCAAAACTTAACGACGAAGATGAGGAAGAGGATGAAATGGATTTTGAAACTATTTATGAAATTGAAATGGATGATGAAGAAATGGAGTTTGAATTATACGACGAGGAAATGGAGTTAGATGAAGAAGATGATATGGACGAGATGGGATTTGAAGAAGATGAATTTATGTTAGAAACTAAAAACTTCAAACCTAAAGGTCTTGTTGGTAAAGTTAAAAAAGTTGACTTCAAATCAAACACACAAGGTGGTTTTAACGAAAAAAGAAAAGAGGCTTTCGGTGGTAAAAAAGAAAAGGCTGACGGTACTGGTAAAGCAAAATTCACATATAAAGATGGTGAAAACCTTGATGGTGAATTTAAAGTTAAACCAAAAAAAGTTGAAGCGAAAGAAGCGTCAAGATTTGTAAAGTCAATTGACAGAAAAGTTAAACGCGGTTTAATGGCAGCACCAAAACAAATCAAAGAAGAAGTTGAGATGTTACGTACTAAAAATGAAGAATACAGAAAAGCATTAGATTTATTTAGATCTAAATTAGACGAAGTTGCTGTATTTAATTCAAATTTAGCTTACGCTACAAGATTGTTCACGGAACATTCAACATCAAAACAAGAAAAAATAAACATTCTACGAAGATTTGATAACGTTGAGACTTTAAAAGAATCAAAAAATCTTTACAGAATTATTAAAGATGAAATTTCATCTAGTTCAATAAATGAGAGTACTTCAATTAATGAATCAATTAACAGAACAGTAAATAAAACAGTTTCATCTGGATCCGCTGTTAATTTAATTGAGTCAAAAACATATGAAAATCCTCAATTTTTGAGAATGAAAGACTTAATGTCAAAAATAAAATAAACTTTTTAACAAATAGAAGTATTTATTTGTATAATAAACCAAAAATAAAGCTAAAAAAAAATAAAATGGGAGCATTATTAGAATCAGGTCTTGTTGGTAACATCGGTTTAAAACACCTTAAAGTTATCAAAGAAGATACAATTAACAAATGGGATAAATTAGGATTCCTAGAAGGCCTTAAAGGTCACCTAAAAGAAAATGTAGCGCAGTTGTATGAAAACCAAGCGTCTTTCTTGATTAACGAAGCAACAGGTGAAGGCTCTAACGGAGCTTTTGAAACGGTTGTATTCCCTATCGTAAGACGAGTTTTCTCTAAATTGTTAGCGAATGACATCGTATCAGTACAAGCAATGAACTTACCAATTGGTAAATTGTTTTAATTTGTACCTCGTATCCAAGGGTATGCTGCAGATAACGCGCATTTCGCGCCATACGGAGCACCAAACTCTAACGCAACTGAGAAAAATGCTGGTTACCCAGGTTCAACTGAAGGTACACCATATACTAAAAATCTTTATGATTTATTTTATGAAGGTGGTGAAGCAGGATTAGATCCTCCAGGATTGTTTGATTACTCAAAAGGTCAATGGACGGCTGTAACAACAGACACAACTGTACAACGTTGGTCAGGTAGTTCTTTAGTTGATGCAGGTAGTGATTTCTCAGGTTACACTGGTAACACAAGAAAAGTTATTGTTGCATTATGTGGTTTCGCAAATTCTGGTGCTGGTAAATTAATCGGTCCCGATGGTAATGAAATGGATACTGAAACTTTCTTATCAGATCTTAAAATTATTGCTAACGGTGGTTTAGTTGTTGCTGAAGGTTCTTCTTGTAACGTAACTGCTGGAACACCATTGTTGTTTAGAGTTGTTACACAACAATACGGTAAAGGTATTGTAAAATATGGAAACTCAACACCAACTTCTTTCCCATCAACAGGAAATGGTGGTTCTTTCTATGACATTTGTGACGCTGAAGGTTGTATCTATTTAGAGGTTGATCTTTCTTGTCCTGCATGTTTTGATTGTAGTGCTGACTCATTAGATGGTTACACTGGTACAACAATTGAAGACATTTCTGAAGATGCGTTTACTGCGGTATATAGAAGATATAAAAATTTAGAGTTTGAAGACCAAATTGGTGAGGTTTCTTTTGATTTAGAATCAGTAACTGTTTCTGTAACTGAAAGAAAATTGAGAGCACAATGGTCACCAGAATTGGCACAAGACGTTGCTGCATTCCATAATATTGACGCTGAAGCTGAATTAACAGCATTATTGTCAGAACAAGTTGCCGCAGAAATTGACCGTGAAATTTTACGTGACTTACGTAAAGGTGCTGCTTGGGATTTACGTTGGGACTACAACGGATGGAGAAGATTGAACTTAACAACTTCTTACACTCAAAAAGACTGGAATCAAACTTTGATCACAGCAATCAACCAATTGTCAGCACAAATCCACAAATCTACTTTGAGAGGTGGTGCTAACTGGATTGTTGTTTCATCTGAGGTTTCTGCAATTTTTGATGACTTAGAATACTTCCACGTATCTAATGCTTCACCTGAGCAAGATCAGTTCAATATGGGTATTGAGAGAGTTGGTACATTACAAGGTCGTTACCAAGTTTATAGAGATCCTTACTTCCCACCAAATCAAATCTTGATTGGTCACAAAGGTACGTCTCTATTGGACACTGGTTACATCTATGCACCGTATGTTCCTCTACAGTTAACACCTACAATGTACAATCCATTTAACTTTACACCTATTAAAGGGATAATGACAAGATACGCGAAAAAGATGGTGAACAACCGTTTCTATGCACGTATTACTGTTGATGGTGTTCGTACATTTGATTTGAGAGAATTGAGATAATCAAAATCTTAACAGAATATGAAAAAAAAAGGAGACAAGAAATTGTCTCCTTTTTTTTATGGGTTAAAAATAAATGGGTTATAATTTTACTTTTTAATGTTTTATAATATATTTATATAAAAAAAATCACGATGAAAACTAAATTAACACCCGAAGATATTATAAGTATTATTGGATTGTATCAAACCGAAATTCCAAGTACACATAAGTTGGGTGTAAAATTTAAAGTTGGTCATAAAAAAATTAGTCAGATCTTAAAAGAAAATAATATTGTGATTAATAAAAAAGGTGGTCAAACTCAAGATGGTAATAGTTATAATATTGAGTCAACTAAAAGTAAAATGTATATGTCGTCGGAAACACGGGAATTAGTTGCACAATGTAAGAGAACTAATACCATTATAAAAGATCCAAATAATTTGTCTGGTAAACTAACAAAACATATAGTTGATGTTTATGGTGACGTTTGGATTCCGGCAAATACTTACCAGAGAAAAAAATATGAACATCACAATGGTAAAAAGTGGTTTGAGGAGTATTTCAACATAATTGAGATTGATAAACAATCAAAAAGAACCTGTAAATTATGCGATTGGGAAACAATGGATATAAACAATAAAACTGGTTGTTTTGAGATTCATATAAATAAAGTTCATAACCAAAAACTATCTGAATATCTAACAACGTTTCCAGAAGATATTGTTTATCACCCAAATTATGTGAACAATGTAGATTTTTCAAATTTTTTATCTAAAGATAAAAACTATGTTATATGTAAGATCTGTGGTGAAAAAATGAAAAGTATCACAAATACACATTTAAAAGAAAAACATAATATAACAACGTTAGAGTATAAATTAAAATATCCAAATGAAAAAATAGTATCAACAACAACATCTGAAAAATTAAGTGAATTGGTCAAGATTGTTAATATTAATATGACACCAACTTGGACATCAAAAGGTGAGAATGAAATAAAAGAATTTATTGAGAGTTTTGGTTTTATTACTAATAAAGGTAAGAATCGTAAATTATTAGATGGAAAAGAAATTGATTTGATTATTGAGGGAACAAATATATGTATTGAATATAATGGGTTGTATTATCACACAGAAAAAATGGGTAAAACAAGTACATACCATTTGAATAAAACCATTGATTGTAACAAAATTGGGTATAAGTTATTCCACATTTATGAAGATGAGTGGAAAACCAACGAATCGTTAGTTAAATCAAAATTAAAACACTTATTAAAGATTAATGACGGTATTAGAATTGGTGGTAGAAATGTCGGAATTAAAAAAATTAATACTGAAGATAAAACACATTTTTTAAAAAACAACCATATCCAGGGGACTGATAAATCTAACATATCATATGGTGCATATTACAACGATGTGTTAGTTGGTGTTATGACATTCAATGAAAAACGTAATATGACTAAAAATTCTGACGGTGAATTTGAATTAAGTAGATATGCAACAAAACAAGATTATATTGTTACAGGGTTAGCATCAAAAATGTTAAAACGATTTATAAACGACTATAACCCAAATACTATTATCAGTTTTGCTGATAGGAGATGGACAATAGATGGGGAAAATAATTTATATACTAAATTGGGTTTTTCTTTGGTTTCAATAGTAAAACCTACATATTATTATTATAATTCAAAAGTTAGTAGGTATAAACGTTTTCATAAATTTGGTTTTGGTAAAAATAATCTTAAAAAGAGATTCCCCAATTTGGATTATACTAAAACGGAAAAGGAATTAACTGAAGAGTTGGGTTATGACCGTATATGGGATTGTGGGTTATTTAAATATCAATTAAATGTTAAAAACCTAATCTTGTCATAAAAAAAATTCCCATACATATAAATATATGGGAATTTAACAAAGTTGATTTTGGACAGATATTTTTTAGTAAAAAACTAATATACCAATATACAACGATCCATTACAATTGTTGTTGATATTGTTGATACCTCATCTGAACCATATTTTAAAGCACCCCCATCGTAACCTGTTAAGAAAGCACCTTCAAGAATCCATTTCTCAACAACAACACCAGTTGGGTCTAACATTTCAAGGTCAACATTTTTCTTATATCCAGCCGCGTAACCCATTCTACCCGTTACTGACTCCGCACAAGTTCTTATCCACTCCATAACCGCTTGTGTTGCAGACGGACCAATTGGATCTCTAAACGTTACAGGCAATGCTTCCCAGTTAAATTTACCAGCAACATAAACCTCAGTGTTCAAAAATGGTATTGCGACAGAATTAATTTTTAATTTCGGTCTTGATGTACTTTCAACGTACCACTCGTTTAATCCCAATGATGATGGGAATCTTAAAATCCATCGGTTATTACGTTTTGGTTCGTAAGGTATGGGCATTTTCATTAATAAATCAGCCATTTTTCTTGTTTTTTAAATTTTTATGTTTATATTTGCAATAATAATTATCTTTGCATCATACATAAATATCACATAATTAAAAAAATATGGACTTAATAGAATTTTTTATTAAAAAAAATAGTAACGGATCAAAATGTAAAGAAAGTCATTTAAAAAAACATCATATTGATTTATATGATGATATTATTTCTTACACAAATGATTTAAAAAATGTGACGTTTAAACAGAAAGTTTGGCACTACATTTTCAAGACACCGACAATACCAACGTGTAAGAATTGTGGCGGTGAATTAACGTTTAAACGATCACTTACTGAGGGTTATGGTAAGTATTGTTCATTAGTGTGTACCAATACGTGTGTTGATAGGATAAACGATATTAAAACAACAAACACTGAAAGATACGGCGGTATCGTACCATTGTCTTCTGATATTATAAAAGAAAAGGTTAAACAAACAAATATTAAAAAAACTGGGTTTGATAATCCGTTTAAAAATTCGGAACTAATAAAACAAAGAACATTTGATAAATATGGTGTTGATCATATTTCAAAATTACAGACAACAAAAGATAAGGTTAAACAAACAAACACATTAAGGTATGGAGTTACAACACCGTTGATTTTGGAATCTTCTAGAAAACAGGTTTCAGACATTAAGCGTAGTTCGTTTTTTGTGAAGTACAAAGAGTTAAATATTATTGATTATACCGGTAATAATATAACGATATTATGTGATGTTTGTAATTCCAACTATGAAATTAATCGTAGTTTACTATATTTTAGGTTCGGTGAAAATTTAAATCCTTGTACCACTTGTAATCCAATCAATGAATTAAGATCAATTAAGGAAAATGAGATTTGTTTATTTTTGGATACTCTAAATATTCCGTATATTAGAAATGACCGAGGAGTACTTAATGGTCAGGAATTAGATATTTATATCCCAACCCATAATCTTGCAATTGAATTTAATGGTCTTTATTATCATTCAACAATATTTAAAGATAAAACCTACCACCTAAATAAAACTGAATTGTGTGAAAAAAGTGACATTAGATTAATTCAAATCTTTGAGGATGAATGGATGTTTAAACAAGAACACGTTAAAAGTAGATTAAAAAGTTTATTGGGTTTATCAGATGTCCGAATATATGGTAGGAAATGTGAGTTAAGATATGTTGACACCAAAACAAAAACGACGTTTCTTGAACAAAATCACATTCAAGGTAGTGTTGGTAGTTCTGTAAACATTGGGTTGTACTATAACAATGTTTTGGTTTCGTTAATGACATTTGGTCAAAAACGGAGAAGTATGGGGAATAAAAACATTATTAACAATGAATATGAATTACTTAGATTTTGTAATAAGTTAAATCATAATGTTATTGGTGGTGCGTCTAAATTGTTAAAAAAATTTATATCTGAATATAAACCAACACAAATCATTAGTTATGCTGATAGACGTTGGAGTGTTGGTAATCTATATCAAAAAATCGGTTTTGATTTTATAAAAAAAACTGAACCCAATTATTTCTACATTAAGAATAAAAAACGAGAATACCGTTTCAAATACAGAAAAGATATTTTGGTTAAAGAGGGTTTTGATAAGACAAAAAGTGAATCTCAAATTATGGAAGAAAGGGGTTTTTATAAAATATATGATTGTGGACATTTATTATATTCAATGGATATGGGTGTTTGATAAAAAAATGTTAATAAATACACATAACTAAAGATTATTTGTGTTTTTTTTACTATTTATTAGATAAAAGAAATATTAACTTTAAAACCAAAACTTATGAAAAAATTATTTATATTTTTAATCACAACATTTCTATCGTTTAATTTATTTTCGCAAGGAGTTTCAATAAATACTGATGGAAGTAATCCCGATAACTCTTCAATGTTGGATGTCAAATCAACTTCTAAGGGTGTTTTAATACCAAGAATGACACAATCTGAAAGAAGTTCAATATCAACACCGGCAAATGGATTATTGGTGTATCAAACTAACGGAACATTTGGTTTTTATTTCTATGATGGGTCTGGATGGGTGAGATTAGCAACAGGTACCGAATCTTTATATACTGAAGGTACAGGTATAGATATTGCAAATAATGTTGTAACTAATAGTGCTCCCGATCAAACAGTATCATTAACAAGTGGTGGTGCGACAACAATAACTGGGACTTACCCTAACTTTACAATATCATCAACGGATAATAATAGTGGTGGTAGCGTAACATCGGTTGGGTTATCATTACCATCAATTTTTAGTGTTTCAAATTCACCAGTTACAACAACTGGTACATTAACTGGTACATTAGCCAATCAATCCGCAAATACACTGTTAGCTGGACCAACAACTGGGTCAGCGGACGTTCCAACATTTAGAACATTAGTGTCAGCCGACATACCTTCTGGTAGCTCAAATTACATACAAAATGGAACGTCAGCACAAACATCGTCAAATTATAATATTAGTGGTGATGGTACATTAGGTGGTGACATAAATGTAAATGGTTCAGATATTAATGGACCTGGAATTAGTGGTGGTTCAAGTGGTATTTTAAGAATAAATTCAAATACTGATGTTAGAGTTGTTTTAGATGCCGACAACAACGGCTCACAACAATTTGATATTGCACCAAATGGTGGTTCAACACCAGTATTTACCGTAACTGAAACTGGTAACGTAACAGCAAATGGTTATGTTAGAATGCTTGAAGCTGGGGCAACCCCAACCTATTATACTACAATCCAAAGTGGTGATTTAACTGGTGCTAATTTATCGTTAACATTACCAACATCTAATGGAACTAGTGGTCAATACTTAAAAACTGATGGAACTGGGGTTACTTCATGGAGTACATTAACACAAGCT